ATATCACTTGAAACTTTTACTATACTTACTCACATGGCTAATATTTTTGGCTATTGGGAGCAAAATATAGTTGACAAAATCATAGCAAGTGATATAATAAAACTATCAAAGAAGTACAAACCTTTTTTGAATCTCAACGAAAAAAAGTTGAAAGACCTTGTCAGAAATCGGTTTTTCTGATATAAATATATGGTCGGTCCGCCGATACATATTTCGCAATACAAACATACAACGCAATATTAAGGAGATACGCATATGTCATTTGATGCACTCAAAAAAAATCGTTCAAGCTCACTTCAGAAATTGAACGCCCAGCTCGAAAAAGTATCACAGAAGAGCTACTCAGATCCCAACGAAGGTAAATTTTGGAAACCAACCCGCGATCAAGCTGGTAATGGTTTTGCTATTATTCGCTTCTTGCCTGCTCCAGCCGGCGAGGAAATGCCATTCGTTCGTATCTGGGATCACGGTTTCCAAGGTCCAACAGGCTTATGGTATATTGAGAACTCTCTAACTACCATTAATCAAGATGATCCAGTATCAGAATACAACTCAAAGTTGTGGAATTCTGGTCTTGATTCAGATAAAGAAATTGCTCGTAAGCAGAAGCGCCGTCTAAAGTACGTTGCAAATATCATGGTCATTAAAGACTCTGGTAATCCTGCTAACGAAGGTAAAGTCTTCATGTATCAATTTGGTAAGAAGATCTTCGACAAACTAAACGATCTAATGAATCCACAGTTTGAAGATGAGGATCCAGTAAACCCATTTGATCTATGGGAAGGTGCTAACTTCCGTCTGAAGATTCGTCAGTTTGAAGGCTATCCAAACTATGATAAGTCTGAGTTTGATGCTCCTTCAGCATTGTCTACAGATGATGCAGAACTGGAACGTATCTATAACCAAGAGCATTCTTTGCAAGAATTGATTGATCCTAAGAACTTCAAGTCTTATGCAGAGTTGAAAGCAAAACTTTATCGTGTACTTGCTCTCGATGAAGAGCCTTCCACGCCAACTACTGCTGAAGATGATGATGAGTTTGATCTAAGCAGCATGGGTAATACCCAACAAGCTGCGCCCCAGCCAACTATGCCAGCTGCGGCACCAGAACCAGCGTCTAATCTATCTATGGATGATGACGACGATCTATCAATCTTTAAGGAACTAGCGAATGGCTAATAAAACCTACGAAGAGGTTTTAGATTTCGACTTCGGCTTCAGCTTCATTGATGAAGAGCTTCAAGAAAAAGAAGCTGCGGCCGAAGAAACTATTCAGAACATCAGCTCTGAAAAGCAATCACTGGAGGACCAACTCACAGATGCTAAAGTCAAAGCTGATGATCTGGAGTATCGACTCGAACTCCTCTATAAATCAATTACTCCGTTCTTAACAAACCTTTGTAAGAATCCGGATAAATCAACAATCTATTGGCCTGATCGAGTTGGAAAGATCGAGGCCTATAAGGCTAAATTGCTTACAATCGTGGAAGGTACATAATGAGTCTACTAGACAAACTTGTAAAAAATAGTACCATCAAGATGACTGCACCGATTACTGATTCTAAAGTATTCGGTAAGAAAGAAATGGCACCGACACCAGTTCCTATGGTAAACGTTGCACTATCTGGTAGCATCGATGGAGGATTAACGCCAGGTCTCCTTGTCCTGGCTGGTCCGTCAAAACACTTCAAATCTGCTTTTGCTCTACTTATGGCAGCAGCATATTTGAAAAAGAACCCTGATGCGGTTCTTCTATTCTATGACTCAGAGTTTGGTACTCCTACCTCATACTTTGAGTCTTTCGGCATTGATATGGATCGTACTGTACACACCCCGATTACCAATGTTGAAGAACTAAAATTTGATATTGTTCAGCAAATGGATAATATTGACAAGGGCGACAAGGTTGTTGTCGTTATTGATTCGGTAGGTAACCTCGCATCTAAGAAAGAAGTGGAAGACGCACTCGATGGTAAGTCTGTTGCTGATATGTCTCGTGCGAAAGCTCTTAAATCTTTGTTCCGGATTGTTACGCCACATCTTAACCTTAAAGACATTCCTCTTATCGCTGTTAACCACACCTACAAAGAGATTGGTCTATTCCCTAAAGATGTTGTGTCTGGTGGTACTGGCATTTATTATAGTGCTGATTCTATTTGGATTATTGGTCGTCAACAAGATAAGGTTGGCACTGAGATTCAAGGCTACCACTTCGTAATCAATATCGAGAAATCTCGTCATGTAAAAGAAAAATCTAAGATTCCAATTAGTGTTTCTTGGGACGGCGGTATCGTCAAGTGGTCAGGCTTGATGGAGATCGCTGAAAAAGGTGGGTACATAACCAAACCCAAAGTAGGCTGGTATGAAGCCATCGATCCAGCCACGGGTGAAGTTTTATCAGAAAAACTGCTTCGAGCAAAAGAAATTGTTGACAATTCTCAGTTTTGGGATATGATATTTAATAAGACAGACTTTGCAAATTATGTGAAGAATGCTTTCTCTGTCGGAGGCAGTATTATTATTCCAGATGAAGACAACAATGAAGTGCTAGAAGAAGTGGTTGAGAATGATTGAAAAGACGGTACTATCACACCTAATATTTAATGAAGACTATTATCGCAGAGTGTTCCCCTACATCAAAGGGGAATACTTTGATGATAACAACTTGAAAAAGATATTTGCAACATATTCAGATTATGTAGCAGATTACAAAGAGCCTCCTTCTATCGAGGCTCTTAAAATTACTTTAGATAAACGTAAAGATCTCAATGAAGATTCATATAAACAGGTGATGTCTACTGTTGATGATTTATCCGTTGACAAAGCAACTGATATCGATTGGCTTGTATCTGAAACCGAAAAGTTCTGTCAGGATAAGGATCTATTCAACTCGATTCGTAAAGCCATCTTAGTTATTGATGGCGAAGATAAAGAAATGGATAAGGGTGCGTTGCCAGAACTCTTATCTAATTCTTTGTCTATCAGTTTCGATACATCGATCGGCCACGACTTCCTTGATGATGCAGATTCTCGTTATGACTTCTATCATCGTAAAGAAGAACGTCTGCCGTTTGATATCGAACTTCTAAACAAAGTTACCAAGGGTGGCTTACCCCGCAAATCTATGTCTGTTCTCCTTGCTACTACCGGCGGTGGTAAGTCACTCGTTAAATGTCATATGGCAGCAAACTATCTTACACAGGGTAAGAATGTCGTTTATATCACTATGGAAATGGCTGAAGAACGTATCTCAGAACGCATCGATGCTAACCTGATGGATGTAACTCTTGACGATCTCAAGATCATGCCACGAGATGTTTATCAAAAGCGTATTGAACGTATTACATCTAAATCGCCCGGCAAACTTATCGTTAAAGAATATCCAACAGGCTCGGCTCATGCCGGACACTTCAGACATCTACTCAATGAACTCAAAATGAAACGAGGATTTGTTCCTGATGTTGTCTTTATCGATTACCTTAACATTTGTGCTTCAGCTCGCGTTAAAGGTGCTGCTGCAGCAAATAGTTACACATTAGTAAAATCAATCGCGGAGGAAATACGTGGACTGGCTATGGAGTTTAATTGTGCAATTGTTACTAGCTCTCAGTTTAATCGTGATGGTTACGGTAATTCTGATGTTGATCTTACAAATACCTCCGAATCAATGGGTATCACTCATACTGCAGACTGTATTCTTGGATTGATATCATCAGAAGAACTAGATAATCTTGGCCAACTTATGATTAAGCAGCTTAAGAATCGCTGGGGCGATCTTGGTTATTATCGTCGATTCGTTGTAGGTATTGATCGTGCTAAAATGCAAATCTATGATCTAGAACCTGGAGCTCAGCAAACTATAAGTAGGGATACAGCTCAAGTTGCTAATTCATCGCCAAGAAGTGTACTTGATCTGAAACCAGATGATGATATGCCAGTATTCGATAAAGGTAAGAAGAAACTTTTTGCAGCAGGAGATTTCACATGAGTTACATTGTAAAACAATACGCAGAGAGATCTTATAGAATCTACGACACATCAAAGGATGAGTACATCAACATAGATCTGTCTCGCCATCGAGCAAATCAAATTGCAAGAAAAATGAATCTAGGTTCAGGGTTCGACGGGTTTATTCCAGACTTCTTCAATAAGGAATACGTCATTCCTTATAAATAACAATAAAACAATTACCGGAAAAAGACAATGAAATCCTTTAAGAGTTTTATTGGTGAAGAGCTGGAGCTATTGCTTATGTCTGCAAGATCTGATAAATACGAAGCCGATGTAGCAGACTATATTAATAGCATGAACGGTGTCACCGCATCTCGTCCTAAAGTTAGCACAAAATATGCAGACGTAAAAACAGAATTCAATCGTAAGAAAACATGGATTGAAGTCAAGATGAATCATACAGACAATCTTGGCAATACTCGTGTTTCTTATATTGATGGTAAGTGGACTGCAGCAGCACCTCTAGATCCTGTTAAACAGTTTGCTATAGAGTATCTTTCTAAAGATCGCCAGACGCAACAATTCCTTAAAGACGTTGCAGAATTTGCCGGTGTTAAGAACTGGAAAGATATGACCGTTCCTTCTACTCAAGGTCCTTTGAAAAATAAGAATGCTGTTTCATATGAAAAGATGAAAGAGTATATGAGTAAAAGAACACAGTATATTCTTGACGTTAAGAATGTAGATCTAGGTGAGCTTGTTACTCGTCACTATCTAGAAGGTAAAGCAGAGCCTGCACACTATATGCAAGCGGGCGATGACTTCTATATGATCGGTAAAAAGAATCCTCTTGGCCTACCAGTTGATATTCCGGAGCTAGGTAGAAAAGGTCAGTGCATGGGTTCATTTAGAATGCGTATTGGTATTCGTGGTAGCAAACCTTATTACGAAATTCAACCTGAAATAAAAATCAATAATATGCCAACATCGGCGTATTCAATCAAACCAGGAACTCGTAAGAAGAATCCATTCGCGGTGTAATATGCTTAGATTTAAACAATATCTTTCCGAATCAAAAAACGTCCACATGGAACACCTCGAAGATTCTATCTTGAATCTCGGTGTTGATGGTACTCGTACTGCTATTAACTTTCTAAGAGCATTGAGAGATATGCTCGATGGTACATCAGCAAAGGCTGTTAATGTAACAGTAAAGTGGGATGGCGCTCCTGCTGTATTTGCCGGTAAAGATCCAAGCGATGGTAAATTCTTCGTCGCTAAGAAAGGTATTTTTAATAAGAATCCAAAGGTCTATAAGACCAATGCTGATATTGACGCCGATACAAAAGGCGACTTAAATGTGAAGTTGAAACTGGCCCTTGCTGAACTACCAAAGCTCGGTATAGAGGGTGTAGTACAGGGTGATTTTCTATATGCGAAAGAAGATATTAAAGAAACTACAATTGATGGAGAGCCGTATATTACTTTTCATCCTAACACGATTGTTTACGCGGTACCTAAAAACTCGGACCTCGCAAAACAGATTCTCGGATCCAAGATCGGAGTGGTCTGGCATACTACATACCGAGGATCAAGCTTTGAAGAAATGTCTGCAAGTTTTGGAGAGGAGATTGCATCTGGCCTCAATCAAACAAAATCGGTCTGGTCGGTAGATGCAGTCTATAAAGATGTTTCCGGTACTGCAACATTTACCAAGAAAGAAAGTGCAGAAGTAACTAAGTTGCTATCTGCTGCTGGTAAGAAATTCAATACAATTAAAGCGCCAACACTTAATGGTATCGCTAAGAATGAAGATACCTTAATTAAAATCAAAACCTTTGTCAATAGTAAAGTAAGAGCCGGTGAAAGAATCAGAGATCCAAAAAGATTTGCTAAGGATCT